TTGTCGAAGCCAAAATCGTAATCCGACGTACCGAGCACTTGCACCATATAGGTTGCCCCTGGCGTATTGTACCGCATCGTGAGTTGATTGCTGGCGACGGTCACTCCCAAATCCACGCCCAGTGCCTCTATCAAAACTTCCATTTCGAGCGCAGTTACACTGCGTATGTTGCCAACCTCGCCGCCTCCGGTTGATTCGGTCAGCATGTACCCGATGATCGGAACTGCTGTCCCGCCATAGATAGGAGCATTCACCTGGGAATCCAAACCGGCCTTGTCCGATACCAGATATAGGTACTTGCTGCCATCGTCTCCTACTAGACACTTGCCGCCTAGAATGCTGGCATTGATCCGCAAAGCCACTTCCGCTGCGGTAGCCGCTCCCGGAACGGCAAAATCTGAAACATCAAACAGCACCGGATACCCTGTGTAGTCGATAACCGCGATGTAGGTTTCGCCGCCCACCAGATTGTACGGCTCGTACACGCGATCTCCGAATTCGTCCACCAGATCGCCTCTGGCCGGACTGCCAGAAATATACAGGACGCGAAGCGCCGGATGAACAACGGGTCCGTATTTGAGTCGGAGATTTTTTTCCTCCACGCCGTCTTGAGCCAAGTTCCAAGGTCCGGCATCGGATGGCCCCACGGTCGGATACGTTTGCAGCGTTCCTGAGTTCAGCAATTCCACACTTCCGGTTGTGGCCGTTGCTGTTCTGGGATCTGTGTTGTCCGTGAAATGACAGGTTCTCGACACCCACATGAACGTTCCGCCTTGACGGAAGAATCCGTACACCGCGACTGTCACTTCGCTGTAGAGTGTGAAACCGCCAAATATCCTGTTGTACTCCTCGAATCCCGCCAAAAGCTGTGGATCGGCGATAGGTCCACGTTCGGTAATCCCAAGGCAAAGCGTTACTGCACTGGGCAGAGCAGCGATGGTTGGGATTGACGGCTCTTCTTCGAGAATGACTACTTTGCTGGCAAGAAGTTCTGCTGCCATCGTCTCCTCCTTAACCCTCTAGGGTTTTCTCCGGGTCGTCTCCCGTGTCTGTTTTGGTTTTCTTCCTACCACCGCCACTCTTTTTTCCCATCTTGGTTTCGGTGGACCCTGCCTCTGCCTCAGCGGATGCCGCTGCCTTTTGACTCGTGACTCTCGCCACGGTTTTTGTCTGCGCCCAGGCAATCTCGATTTTGCCTTCGTCTTGGTCTTTTCTGATCTGCGGGCTCAAGGCGATCTCAGACGGCAACTCGTCTGTCTTCAAACCTTTTCCTCCCGGTACATGAATGGACATTGCCACTGCTCCGCGTCTGCCCGTCTTGCACAGACATCGGCCTGCTTTGACGCACACGACTTGATGATCGATGCGGTATTGCAAATGCCGTTCCGTTCGATTTGTTATTATGATTTTCGCCATTTCCATCTCCAATTTACTGCACTTGCAGCACGGGTTCGCCGTTGTTCTGCGTCACAATCCAACCTCTCTCGATAATAGTACCAGAATCTTCGTCTATATGCACGCCGCGAATCACACTTTGTGCCGTGGCATACATCAAATCTTCTGCTGTCGGATCTGTGTTCAGGCCCGGATAGCCCGACCACGCCAAATCAAATTCGTAGTCCTTGGTGCCTTGTGTTAAATCTGCCGGATTCACAGCCACCTTGACATGCTTTATGTCTCGGTGGAACAGCAAATAAGCCTGAACCAACGAATGGATGTGCTCCGGGTTGTTCGCCCACAACGCTACTGTGAATTCAACATCCACCGTCACGGGAGGTTTCCGGCGCATCATTCCGCTTGAGCCTCCCAGCGGGTCGGCCTCTGGTTCTTCGCGGTTCAAAGAATCGAAGCGATTCAACAGCAGCCGTGGACCGGTCAATTGAACCAACGGACCTTCGGCTCTCAACGTCTCCTGCTGTGCCGGTGTCAGAGTGAAATCGCGCGATGTGGTGTAATGCGTATTTTTCAAAATATGGCGACGGAACAAAACTATGGTTTCTCGTATCACTCGTTGCAGATATGATTCTGTAGCCAAGCCAGGTCTGTTAATGGAATAAGCATTTGTTCGAGTCGCGTTCTCGCCTGGTATCTCAACGCCAGCGTCATCGAGATTGGCGACGCGCACGTTTAAAGCAAGCGGGAAAGTGACATCGTAAGCTCCTGTCCAGGTTGGCACTCGCGCCAGTATCAAAGTGGCGCTGGCCGAGTATGCCCATTCCGATTCAACACCTTGAAACTTTACCGATACGGTCTTCTGCTGATCCGCCATTATCGGTCCAGTGAGCGACGGAGGGTTGGGCAGTCGGAATCCGGTGCCTGCGATGCGCACTACGTTCTGGCCCACGGTGTAACCGCTGGACGGAGTCACGCTGACTATCGTCGGAACAGTCATCAGTCTCCTCCCACCACAAGCTTACCGGCAGCCTTGCGAGCGATGCTCACCGGAACACCGATTTCTTTCGCCACCAACTTGACCCACTCTTCTTCCGCGAAGTGGCTCCATACTCTCCAGGTCGGGCGCAGATAGGGTCGAGCCGGGATGCGTCCATCCTTTGTCCCGAACTCGTGCACCTCCGCGATGTTCACCATCGGCTTACCGTTCTTGGCCATCACGGATCGATTCACGCCTACAAAGTAGGCCAGATCGCCCAACTTGGTCACATTGATGGAGCGAATCAGATCGCCGTGATCGATGAGCGCTTTGCTGCTGCCTTTTTTCTTGATCGTGGCTGGCCGGAGAGGTTTGAATTGAATTCCTGCTGGTGCCTGCTTCCTGATGCCGGTGACGATCTGTTTACGCAAGTCGTGCGCCAGTTTCCCTGTCGCCTTTGAAATACCTTTTTTGACCTTCTTGGAGTAGTCCATAATCCTGGTGTGGATTTGATCCAGGCCGTGCTCGGTGATGGTGAGGCTGATACTCATCAGATGCCTCCCGCAGCAACAGCTCCGGCGATAGCGACCTTGGCGTAGGAGCAATATGCGAACAACAAGTTGGTACGAGGTGTTCCAAACGGAGACAGGCCGTGGCCCGCTCGCTCGAACCCTGTTATGAACATCCCTGGAGGATTATCAAACGTGGCCTCAACCTCTCCCTTCACCGTTTCCAACTTAGCAATTCTGTCTCCTACTTTGAGTGTAGGTTCGCCATCGCTATCAATCAAGCCGGAGTTCTCCAAATCGGGCCAATGAAATACCAACACGATGTCGGCGACGATCTGCCTGCCTCCGCGCATCGGATTGTTCTCGCCCCAATTTGTCCGGTCGAGTTGAACCGGCAATCGGAGATCCGCCATTTCCCTGCGCGACGTAGCACCTATCTGCGTGCCATTGGCTACCGGCTTCAACGAATCGAACTCAGGATCGTACCCTCCCCCAACCACAGCAGCGGAGGCGACGGTATCTAGCCGACAGATCACGGCGACGAACTTATTGATGAGCCTGCCTCGTGTTGCTAAGCTCATTTACCTGCCGCTCCCATCCTCATTGGTCCCGAGTACCGCATAAGAATATTGTCCACTTCGATATTGCCTGTGAAACCATAACCGGCATCGGCTCCGCTCGGTGCGGAAAAGCCCATTGACTGGTCCCTTGTTTGAACCGACGTGAGACGACTTTCCAAGGCCGCTTCCTGTTGGTCGCTGGCTGGCAGCATATAGGTCAGGGTCAGGAGCAACGCTGCTCGAACGATCTCGGCAGGAACCGATCCGTAACTGATTGGGATCTGACTCCCTTCCGCCGTCTCCGCCGCGAAGTCGCCAGCGCCAAGTTCGGTAAACCCAAACACGCCTTTCAACACGACATTCTGCCGACCCGTTCCAAAGAACGCGGAATCGGCATAAAGCCTCTGAGTCCGCCCACGGTATCCCGGAGGGAAGTCCAAGGAATATGTCACCTTGGGATTCATCCGGTCGTCCGGGTTGAGTTGCCCTCGCGTCAGATGCCGGTTGTAGACTACCAGATCGGCCAAGTCTATTTGGACATCATCTTGTAAAATTGCATGAAGCGCACATATCGGAAGATCAAGCCAGAACTGGTCATGGTTCGTGCCATCAAAAACGAACTGAGCGTAACGCGGTTCGAACCATTGCCGACACAGCGCGTCGATTGTGGCCGTGGCTCGATCAATGCCTCTCCAAACCTTCTCAGCGGTCCAAGGCGGATTGGCGTAGCCTTCCGCAGCGACATCAGCCGGAGTCACATATCCGCGTCGCTTCTTTGCTACCGTGGTGATAGGAGTCCCCAAGCCTCCGTCTGAAGTTCGGCACGGGACGGCTCGGTACGAAGCATTGGGCGCGAGGTCGACGCCGACCGGAGCGGCTCCGTCTGAATAGAGATATTGCAACACGTTTTCGACCAACGGAGGACGGGTAGTGCGGAATGAAATCTCAGTCCAGACGGTCAGGACTCCTCGCTCCACCTTCCAGCAATCGTAGCCAGCGGTTATCAGGGCCAGAAGGGTCGCTTCGTCTACGCTCCAACTCAGGTTGGCAATCGCCACGGTTCCCTCCTAGCCTTGACTCTGTCCTGCTCGCTTACAAAGTCGTTTTAGTGTTCTCACCGAAGCGTCGTGTTGCTGCGCTTCTGAATTGGCGAAGTCGATACAGAGAGCTTCCCATCGCTCCCCTGGATCGTCCACGGTGAATTTGTACTCTATGGCTCTACCGTGTCTCATTTCCTCCGCCTTTAAAACCCTGAAGCCTCGCATGTGCGCGTAGGCGGCCAGAGCTAAATCGCCAGTCTCTCTGTGCGCCGAATGGCGCGGTTCCATTTCTCCCATGTCAACCTCCTTAACTGGATGTATCTAGGAGGTTGATTTCCCGGATTTCTTTTTTCCCGTTTTCTTGGGTCTTGGTTGAATTTCTTCCTTGACCTCTGTTCTCTCCGCAGTCTCCGCCTGCTGTACCGGTGCGCGGCCCGTGTTGGCTCGCGGGCTTGTTATGCCAGAAGCTTCTGGCGGCAGCCGGTCAACGACGGTCTTTTTGGGCCTGGGCGCAACTTCCATGATTTGCCCCACCCCTGCGCCGTTCATCACTGCGGCTCTGACCGCTGGCAAACCTACTCGCGCCCTGGTTTCCATTTCGCCTTGGATGAATTCTCTCAGATGCTCCATGTCATTGAATGAAAGAATTTCAAACTGCGGCAGAATGCTCAACTCCTTTATCTCCGCCTCATCTTTGATGATACGGAACGACGACGGATTTGAATCCGTCCCCGCTGTGTACTTCGTGCGGCTCCTGGCCGACGTGTACGTTCTCATTAGGTAGTTGAGTCTTTTTTCTACCGGCCTCAATCTGACTGCTATTACTGGCATCTTCGTTCTCCTTTTCTATACCCTGGTTCGGATCTGCGGCAGCCCCAACTCGGGATTGGTGTTACGAGCAGGACTGCCGCTCACCGAAACGTGTCCTCTGCTTACTTGCAGACTGCGACGAACTCGAACGTGGTCGCGTGCATATCGGCCACGACAGATTCCACGTTGGTCGTGTTGTCGTAGACGAACAGCTTGTCGTTGGTGATGTCGTAGCTCGGCACGTAGACGCCAGCCCTTACCGGGATGACGTGCTGTACCGCGACGTCTTCCTCGCCGCGCACGTTCTTGTCCGTCGCTGCGAGGTGTTTGGCCTTGATTGCGGCCCGCACGAAAGCGTTGAAATCGTGAGTCCCACCAGCCGGGTAAGCGCTGTCGCCCGCGCAGCTCATGAGTATCTCCTGCCCACCGTCGCGTGTCTCGCGAACGGATTTGATTGTCGGAGTTCCGAGTGACATTTTCTATCTTCCTCCTACAGCATTCTGCGATGCTGCTCTGAGTTGTTTATCAAAACCTCTGAGGCTTGCGGCCTCCGCGCTTACTGCGTCTTTACCCCGTACACCTTCACGACCGCGTCTTCCTCGCTGTACACGAATCCGGCTCTCAGCGAGGTCACCATGATCCACTCTCCGGTGGTGATGTCTCGGTCTGTTTCGACGCGCACGTTCCTCCAGATGCCCCAGCATGCGATCTTCGGATCGAGCAGGAGCACTGCGGTACAGTTGTGACCGACACCGAGATCGTCCGGGAATACCGGCACCGGCAGGATGGCCCTGTTGCCGTAGGTATCCGGAGAATCGTCCTGAACCTTCGAGTCGCCGAGTCCCGTGACACGGTCGGCCAGGTAGTCGTGGTAGTCGATTGCCGCGTCTTCGCTGGTGAGGAAACGCTGGTTGCGCTTGGTCCGGTTGTACTGGCTCGGCATCGCCTTGATGGCGTCTTTCAGCATCGATTTTACCAGAGACGCCACGCCTCCGTTGACGGGATGCGACACTGCTGAAACGATCATGCCGTCCAGCAATGCGAGCAGCGGATCGGTCGACGTGAGGTCGCCGTTGGCGAGCAGGTCGTCCATATCCAGAGCGACGTGCTCGGCCATCATCTGCATTACCGTGGTCTTGAAGTTGCCGTTCTCGATGTTGTCTTCCAGCGTTTCGTCGTTCAGGCGGATCTCGCCTTTCATCAGGTGCGTATGGAGCGTGACCTGGTCGGTCGTCGGTTTCGTTCTGTCCGCTGCCGCAAGAGCGTGACCGCTGGTTCCGGGTCGGAGCACTCGGCCTTCGATGCCGACCTTGTCGATCAACTTGGTGTGGGATTTCAGGCCCATCACCGTCACGAGTTGCAGCAGGACGCTTTCCTTGACCACGTCGACGACGAACTGCTCCGCCTGTTCCGCTGCGAGGTATCCACCGTCCGCAATCAGGTCTGCGACTTCCATGTCGGCTTTCGCCATTATTGACTTGTTCGGAGTTGCCATGTTCTTTCCTTTTTTAGCCGCCACTCTTTGCGACCGCTGCCGCGATGTCTCCACCCGACAGAAACGCTCCGCGTGACGGACTTGTGTTTTCGTTGTCTTCCTCGTTTTGCAAGCCCTTGGCCGTTACCTCACCTGTGAGAATAACGCTGGACTTGCCGACATCCTTAGAGAGACGAGCATTCTTCGCTTTGAGAGAAACAATTTCCCTCTCTGCTTTTTTCAACTTGTCTTCGAGTTGATGCATTTTGCTCAGTCGCTCCTCGTCTGCCTTTTTCTCGACCTCTGTTGCGGCTGGCGCTGCCGCGTCTTCGATCTCATGCGCCTCTTTGGAGGTTTCGCCAACATCGACAGCAGGCACTTCGGCTGGGGTGTTCAGCGCTGCTGCGACCGCATGGTCAAGCGCAAGCGCATCTACTTTGGTCCCTGCTTCATCGAGCCAGGATGCGAGATCGACTGCATCCTTTTCGGGACTCCCATTGCCTGGAGGCTCATTGCCATCGTTATTTTTATTGGCGTCGTCCGTCCCTTGAATGCACTCCTTGGGGTCGATAGGGAGTGCAGCACAAATATCGTTGTCGGTGGCAGCATTGGGAACTACCTGCTCGGCATCTTCCTTGACCACCATGAAAGTCTTCTGACGATTGGCTCCTGCTTGTACCAGGCTGACGAATTCCGGCTCTATGTCCGTGAGCCTGAACAATTTGTCACCCTTCTTATCGTCTTTTGCCTTTGCGATCTTGGCGCTATTTTTGCTCCGTTTCATATCGCCTCCTCACTCCACTGGCTCTCTCGTAGCGACTCCTCCGATGCTGTATGCTCCGATCTCGCCAGCTTTGATAGCGGTCCACAGATCATCATCGACGATCCGCAAGCCCAGCATCCATGTCCCTTTCACCACTTCATACGCCTTCTCGTCTTCAGGCTTTCCACATTTGAAAGTCACGGGAGCCAGGTAGGATTCCAAGGTCCGAACTTTTTCTTTGCCCAAGCTTTTCCACGAGTGATTGAGATCTACCGCTCCGTGATGTTCCATCCAGGTATGAGCCGCCTTGCGAACCTCTTCCTCACTGTAAATATCTTTCTGCGTATCCGGCTTGAGAGGAGCGTCATTGCCGCCATCGTTCGGCTCAAGTACCAACGACAGGACAAAGCGCTCCTCCTCTGATCCGTCTTCGGCTTTGCGTATTACCGCCGTGTCGCTCAACACCTTCAGGCCAGAGTTCATGATGCCTTTGTTGACGTTGTGTACCGCCTCCCAAAGAGCGATTGATTGAGCGAGCGCCTTGTTGGATTCTTCCTCACTCTCAACCTCTTTGCTGATCTTGCCATACGCAGCGCTGATGCCTTCTGTTACAGAAATCGTTTTGAACTCGGAAAAGTGTTCAGGATCATACTGTCGGAACCGGAACGAGGTTTCGGTTTCATCGTATCCGTAGTCGCCAAAACCCGAATGCTCCTGTATCCATGTCTTCGCTTCCGCGAGCGAAAAAATGTCTTTGCTGAAAATCAAAGACTGGACGGCCCAGGTCCCGTTGGATCCAGACGGAGTCCTGCCGCCTTCTGGCTTCTCCGCCTCTTCGTCTGCGGCGACTACGTAGAACTGGGCATCGTCTGCTACCGCAACAATTTGGATCTCTCCGACTTTGCGAACTCGTTCGCCTGCTTTGGGATTGTACTGTTCCAGCCCCGGACCCGCGATCTTAGAGGCGTGCGCATAGAGTGCTTTCAAAAGCAGCGCGTCATCACAGCCAAAAAAAGCCACGGCAATTCCGTCCTTGTTTTTCTGGCTAGTTTCGTAGATTCCAATACCCACGAGGCACCTCCGGTTAGTAACCGTATCTTTTCGTGTTCGCCTTTATCGCCTTGTGCTGGTCTTTGGCACTGCTGGAAGGAGCAATGTCGAGTCCCGATTGCCAGCGAGATACCTGAGGCGCTCCCTTCTCGGCTGGTTCTCCGTTTGGCTTGTCTCCTTCGGGAGCAGGTGTCTCCGGAGTATTTTGCGGAGCGACTTGCGCCGCAGGCTCTTCTGTCGCCGGAGCGTCGCCTGTTGCCGGTGTCGGAGTCGGAGTCGGAGTCGCTACCGGTTCTTCTTTGCTCATTTTCTCCAGAGCCGGAATTACCGATTCGCTCGCCTTGTTGAGTTCTGCCGATTTCGCCATGACCGTGCAAGCCTGTTCGATGATGTGCTTCAGGTCCCAGTCGTTGCCCCAAATCTCGTAGAGCTTTTTGGCGTCCATGTTACCTGACTCGATCATCGTCTTGACCTGGGCATACTTGGCTAACATGGTGTCAATCGCTTCCATCGCCAATGCGGATGAAATCGGTTTGTTGAGGGCTGCGCCTGTTGCCGGTGCTGTCGCTGGCAACTCGTTTTGCTTCGCTTCGGACAAGGGAGCCAACTTCGTTTCTACGTCGGCGAGACGTTGTTCCAGAGCAGCCATCCTGTCCGGCTCCGTTTTCTCTACCGGCATCTCCACGGCGATGACGTCATCGGATTTGGATTTGCCCTGGGTCTTCACGGCCGCCAGGTTCCGCTTCACCAGTGCGAGCATCGTCGAGTCGGCTTGCCCGTCCTCTATCGATTTTATCGCCTTCTCGTGCCACTGCTGGTACTCGGCGAGGGTCATCGTTTTCAACTCCGTGGTTGTCGCTCCCTCGTCTGTGTTCGTTGCGGCTTGGATCGCAGCGGTCAGTTTCGACAACTCCGCCAACTCTCCCGCAGTCGCTTCGCCATGGGCTGCTTTTGCCGCCAACTCGGCCTGCCGTTTTACGACTTTCATGAACGTCTTATTCATTGCTTGTCTCCTTCGCGCCGTAACAGGCACGGGACGTGTCCGGCGTGTAGATTTTTCCACCATCAAGTTCGTTTCGGAGCGCACTTCCCAGTTCGACTTCAATCCTCGCAAGCGAGTAACCCAGGTCGCCTCGGAAGACGCGGAACCACCGCGCAATTATGTTGGCGCGTCGTTTCATTTCTGACCCTGTCTGTATACGCCTTCGAAATTCTTTGCCCACTGTTTTTTCATCGTAATCGAAAGATTCCTTGAGCACACGTTCGAACAATTTTGCCGCTCGCATCGCTTGGCGTGGCGACAGCATCATGTCGGAGAAAGGTGTAGATGTCGCTCTGAAGGAATTCGGAATCAATGCTTCCATTATTAAGATTTACCTCCATAACGGTTGCGTGTCAATTATATCATAATCACTGGAATTTCGGATGCTTCTTCAGAGGATTCAACTCCTATCTTGTGGGCGGCGCAAACGGCCACGCAATATTCTCCCGATCAACATCCAGACCGTAAGAGGGCAAAGCCTGACAGAGTGCCTGAAACCACCCAGAAAAACCTTTCCATCCCTTGACTTGTCCAACGCCACATTCCGTCGCCATATCAGAGAACGGCACCTTCGACAAATCCTTTCGGCTTTCAACTATGGCGTCGAGTTTAGCAATCATCTCCGCATCGGCTTCCCACTTACCTTTGCCTGCCCACAGGGTTCCTGCCCAATTCAGCGTTGCAACCCGTTCGCCCTTTTTGTCTATTATGGGAATGCTGCCTTTCATGGAATAAAATCTCCTTTCGCCTGAGAAATAAAATAGCCCACGTGATCGGGATTTGCCGCGTGCATATTATTTAATTTTATCTTCGAATTTTCCGACATGCTTTCTGATATTGTTGAATTAATTTCTGTGTTGTATTTCCATTTTGAATCGACCATACCTGAATATTCATCGCCCCACTTCCCCGGTACGTAATCGTAACCGTTCGACGAAGTAAACACCTTTTCTGATGTTTTATACCTGTCGCGGAATGCTGCCGAGGCGTGCTTTGTCTGGCCTAACGAATCGACATAGTGTCCAAACTCATGCCGAAAATACCGTTCCAATTCTCCAGCGTTTTTGACTTTGCCTGGCAGCACCATTACTCGATACCCCGAGTTATAAAAAGCACCACCCGAAACACCTTCCGCATAAAATACCTTAGGAAATCCCTTCTTTAAAGTAGCATCCAAAACGCGCTGACTCAGATGCTGAAAAGCTTTATTGTACAGCGAGGCAAGTTCTTCGTCTGGGACCGTTTTTAAAACAACATCTGATATTTTTGAACCTGGTGCCAAGGCCATAGTTCCTTTTCGCACGTTGTTCATTGTTGAATGCTCTGCGGCTTGGCGTCCATGCGGAATTTCCACCGACATATTCGAACGTACCATTTTTGAGGTGATTTTTTCAACCGCACCAGTTGACTGAGTCACATAATCTCGAATTGCGTCGGCGTGTCCCGAATAAGACAGACCGCCCGGAGATGCCTTTTCCTTCGCTGCTAAATAATCTCGCAATTTAGCAGTTTCCATCTCAACTCGTTTCGCCATCTGTTGCTCAACCGGTATTTCAGGTAGCAACCCATGCTCGGTATAATCGCGAGCAGGTGTCCATTGCCTAGCCTGTCCGTAGGGCATGGTCGGCTCTACCACGGCAGCGGGTTTGGGTTTGGGAATCGTCGTCGCTCCCGGAGCCGGTTTGGGAATCGGTTTCGGCTTTGGTATTCCCGGTCCTTTCAACGGAGGCAATTTTTCGCTCGAAACTATACCGCTGGTTAATTTCTCCGCCTTTGTCGCCTGCAACAAATATCCGGCATCTTCCAATTTGGCCATCGCTTTGGTCGCCGCTCCCAAGCTGTCCGATGCGCCCAGTTCTGACAGAGCGCTCTTGACCGCCTCCGAAGATTTTTTGGCCGGGTTGAACCTCAGAAAATGTTGCCTATCCGTCAGCGTGCCTCGAAGCGAGTAGACGCGATTCGCTGCGATGGCCTGTTTCGATTCTGCCAAAATAATGTCTCGTAGCGTTTTGAAATCCAGCGAGTCGACATACATCGTCACTCCGCGCACCTCTGCGCCAAGGGACAAATTATCAGCCAACGCTTTCAAAAAATTTTCGGCGTCTGTCGGTTTGGGAACCGTCGCCAATGGACCCGCAGGCCGTATCACTCCGTTTCCCGAATCGAAATAATGCCGTTGATAAACCGCTCCGTCCTTTAACTGCTTAGGATGATAGTACAGGTCGACTGGCAACTCCGGAGGCGTCGCAAAATCTTTGGAAAATGGATACCGTTCCGTAATATCCTGATTTCCTATCAGGGTTGGCGCTTCTGGCGTCGGTGTCGGATTCATCACCTGCGGCCTTGCTCCGACTCCAGGAGGAGGCGTTCCGCCTTCCGGCACAACTCGTGGCGGCACAGGAGGAGTCTCGTCAGCCTGCGGTGTGAAGTTGCGCGGAACCTGTACCGAGGACATCACGGGAACCGTATAGGACCGGCACTCAAAATGATAAGGAGGCGGACCGATCTTCAGATCGACGAGTTGATTGCCGGAAACAAACGTGTTGAATTGCCCACGGTCGTCGACGTTTCCGAATCCGCTACGCACCACCTCCGCGATTCTGTCTCCTGAATTCGACGTGACGATGTCTTTGAAACCTGTCTCTCGATTCGTGACCTCCTTCAAGAACGGAGAGGCATCCCGGATGTCTTCCGGAGTGGTCACGTTCATCGCGCCCACTATCTGCTCGCTCACGACATTCGTGTCGATAATCGTTCCGTCCAGGCAGCGGCAAATGTCTGTGGTGCGCTCATCGAGGACGGCCTGTACCTCCAGCGATTCTATTCCGACTTCGATGTAGCCAGAAACTTCAGAGTAGGATCTGCCACGCGCCACCGCGACAGAAGCAACAGAGCTGAAGTATCGCTGACCCATGGCCTGCCACGCATTCGGTAGCGAGTCCATCAGGTTTGCGGCGATCTCCGTTCGGCCCAATCCGTCTGTCAGACCTTGCTGTACAATCTTCCTGGCCTGCGCGGTCAGCCTGTCGCAGCGCATCCCCGAAGCGTTGCGCATCCACCAGCCCTGCTGCTCGCCTATCGCTTTGACCGCTGCGAGATCCGGCTGCCGCATCGACAAACCAACGTTCGGCAGGAAGTTGCTGCGGATCGTTTTTCTGGTTCCTGTAAATATATTTTTGATGGTCGACTCGACCTTGGTCTTCCAGGTCGGGAACAACTTGTCCGCCGATGCACCCATCATCTTTTTCAGATCGGTTCGGACTTTCGACAGTTGCTCGTTCATCTGATTTGCGGTCAGGTTCGGCCAGTCGACTTTCATCTTGGAAACGTACTCGGCGAGCTTAGGCCCGAAAACCTTGCGCTCCTCGTAGAGCAATTGACCGGTCAATCTGTTCGCGATTTTTTTGGCGTCGACAGGATCGGCAGGCGAAAGCGTCTTCTCAATCAAGTACCCGGAAGGCGACACGAGCGACAAGGCCCCATCTCGATCCGCCTCGCTTGGAGACATCGCCTTCAGGAGTTCTAATCTGCGATAAACAGTGAAACGACCTCGGTAAGACGCCTCTAAAAGTACCACTTCGCCGTTTGCCGTAGAACCAATTGCTACACGTCTAGCTCCTTGTCTGCTCTTTTCGGGTAACTGAATAGGCAAGGATGCCCCTCCGCCCAGCACAAGCAGAGCCAGACCCCTTGCTCTGGTTATTCTCTGCCCTTTGCGAATACCGGCTCGCCACAACGCTACTGCCGCATCGTGTCCCAAATCGCAAACCGGATTCAGAGACATGAAACCGCAAACAGGTTTGGAGTAGACGCCGAGCATTACAACTTGGGAGGCGGTTTAACTCCGGCTCTCGCCAATCTTTCTGGGATGCCGCTGCCGGTCGGCACAGGCGATTTCGTTTCCGCCGCCCTACCGTTTTTGATGTTGAACCAAATCCCGCATCTCTTGCAGTGTCCCGAGCCGCATTGAATCGGTCTATCCAGGGTCGGCGTCTGAGGATCGTTGAGAATCTTGGCCCGAGCGAATTGCATCGCTCCGCACTTGGGACAACGCAGTATGATTGCCCCGCTGGCGTGCGCGAGAATATCGCCTTGTCCGATCTGCGGCCTTTTACCGAGCGTGTCTATCTCGGGCAGAACGCGATAAGGACCGCTGTACCAAGTCTCGCTCATTGGTCCTTGTCTATTCCTTCCGGCGCAGGTCGGAGCGCTACCTGCATGTCGAACCCTGCGTTTCTCAACTCATCGGTCAGTATCGCTTCTACCCTGCGCTGCATCTGGTCGATCCGGTTTGCCAACTCTCCCATGTTGGTTCCTTCCTCTTCGGGCGATACCGATATGCCTGTTCCGCCTCCCAATCCGGCCAGCGTCATCGGCATGGGCCAGTTCGCCCATTCCTCTGTGACCTTCACCAGCGACTTGTTCAGAGCATCACTGAGCAAGCTTCGAATCTCTTGCGGCAGCAAGCCTCCATGCGGAGCAGCGACTTGTATCAGTTGGCTGATTTCTTCCGGCGAGCGCGTGGGCGGAGTGTTGGACCGGAACGAGTGGAGCTTCACACCGATGCGCGGCACTATGTACTTGTTGATAGTCCAATCCTCGTCCTCGCGTTCCGGCTCATAGACTTGTGTCTCTGCGAAATCCAAAGCGGCGATGGCCGTGGCCCGGTTCAGGTTGTCCGGCGTGTATCCTCTCAACATGGGCGGCAGGCGGAAAGAAGCGCCAATTCGATCCGCGCTCCTCGTGTCGTAGTTGACAAAGGTTGCATCTGTCTGCTGCGCGTCCCGAAGCGACTCGAAATGGATCGACGGCAGCATCGTCTTCTCTTCGCCTTTCAACTTTGTCGGTTGTGCCTCCACCACCAGGATCTTGTGCCGGTTGTCGGAACCCGCGAACTCCTGCGTCAACCTCTGTTCGAGCCGGTCCTTCATATCTCGGTTTATCCTGCCGCCTGAAATGAACAACATACCGGGAGGAATCGCCGAGGAGTCCAGATAGTGATAGTTGGTTTCGTCAGCCTCGCGCACTCCGAGCACGGCGAGCAGGTTTCCGATCCAGCGCGGTGGCGGACACGGAGTCCTGGGATCGTGAAGTGCGAAGTAGATTAGTTCGTTTGCAGGCTGCGCATTCTTGCCGTCCCCGCCTTTGTCCTTTTCGGCACGCATCTTATCCAGCGACTCATATACCTTGCCCGTGGTGCGCGATACCACACGCGGATCTCCTGGCGATTTGAAATACACCTTCTGGTCGCCGACGATCTGCACAAAGACGCGGAACCTGCGATGGACCACAACCTCACGTCCGCTCGACAAAGGAGTCACCGGGTCCGGTTCTGTGGTCTTCACCAACTCGCCTTCGTCCTTCAGCGGTCGCACCGTGTAGCCAGGGATGTAGTTGAGACGTTTCAACCGGCCAAAACCGTCAACTAACATCTCCCAAGCTCCCCAGCCGTGCGCCTCGATGTCGTACCGAGTCACGCTGCGCAACTTGGTAAACGACATGGTCGAGCAGCAGTTGGCAAAAAACGAATCGAACAGGTACTTGTCTCGGCGGAGTTGTATTCTCAATTCGGCGATGGCGGTATCGACATCTTCCTCGCCGATCTCTCCATCTATCCCTGACTCCTCCGGCGCACTGCCCGGTTCGGTTTCAGGGTTCGGGTCCTCTCCCTCTGGAGGCAACGTCGGCTCTTCGTCTTGCTTCTTCGTCGTGGCATCCAACGCTGCTTCTTCCTCGTCAATCCATTGCTCGATTTGGAGCGCACTGCGGATTGCGTCCCTGGCCTCTTTGCTGTCCAGATCGTCGAGCCACGGCACAACCGGTACAGCCTGGTATCCGTAGCCTTCTATGTTGGTCTGGTACGAAGCGATGTTGGGAAGAACATGCGGAGTCAACTCGATATAGTTCAGCAGCGATTCCGGGTCATACGGAGGCTCCACGGCTCCTGCGTTGCCATAAGCGTCGCGTCTCTTGTTCAGAGAGGTAATCGCAGCCGACTCGCTGATTTCCCGGCCTGTCATTATTGAGGCCATGGCCAGAGCTTTGCGAATGTCGACTCTGTTGCTCTCGTCCTTCTTCCGCCTCTTGCCGCTGTACGGCTTGTCCACGGCAGGCGGCTCCGGCCAAGGTTCTACCGGGTTCACTTTGACTAAAGGAGTTCTTCCGTCAGTCATTCCCTGCTTGCGGTGTCGAGTCATTACAGCACCTTGCCAGCAATTTTCAGCACGTCGCCGTCATAGGCTCCGGCTACGGAACAGTTGATGCGGAGATAGTTGTACTGCTCCGAGATACTTCCCTGACCAGATGCGGCCAGCGCGACAACGGAAGTCCAGAGGTCGCCGGACACGCTGCCCTCCAATGCCGCTGTGTAACCCGCTCCGGCTCCGCGCTGGAAGCTGTAACCTTTTTCGCTCTCTTGATGAGCGTTGAATATCGGACCTGTTCCGGTTTGCAGATTTCCTGCTACCACTGCCGGGAACTCCATCATACGCAATTCTGGGAACGACATGTCTGCCTCCTTAGTTCATATCTTTATGTGCCTCGGTCGCGGCACGTCGGGCCAATTCTCGCTCCGCATCATCGCGTAGCGGATCAAGGCTTTCTTGTAACAGTATTTGCAGCGCTTCGCCTCTCAACTCGGGCCACTCGCTGCGCTCCGCCATCAGCACCAAAGCTCTGCGTATAGCGTCTCTGGATTCCGACGCTTTCCTTTCGTCTACCCGGCTCCGCATCAATGCGGAAATAGCTCTGGCTCTTTTGTTCTGCGGGATGTTCCAAATATCTTTCACCAGATTTTCGTGGAAGATCCCTTCGTCCATCTGACGTTTGGCCTCGGCCAAGATCCGATCCAACTCGTCAGGCTTGACTCCTTTGTTGCGAGACACACATCTGCAAATGATCGGTATCTTCTGTTCGCCTTCGCCATCTCCCAAATCGGCAACCTTGTGACCGACCACTCCGGAGCCGTGGCAGCGTTTACAACCCGGCTTCGCCTTGCTTAAATCGATGCTCGTGGCAAGTCTCACTCGCGGCGGAGGCGCATTCCGGTTATCCATTGATGAGTCCCTTTGCTATCGCTACTTTCATCCACATTCTCCGGAGACAACCTCGACACTTTCTCATCATCAACTCCTGCGCAGGATGCGTACATATCGTCGTCTTGTCTCTGCCGTCCGCTGTGCCTCGCGCGTGCGGACCATCTCCGACTCCAATTTTCTGGCATCGTTTCAAATCATCGAACCGGACCAGCACTTGAACCGGAGGCAGGTCGGCGTCGTTCAGAAACATCGGCATCATAGGAGACAATCGCTCCTCGTCATCATCCGTCTTCGTATTGATGCCAAATAAATCAGGTCGTCGATTTGCGGCATCGGTCCAACCCTCGTCGCATTCTCCGATGTCCTTCCGTATCTTTTCCAACTCGGCATCATCGCTGTCCAGCTCGCTACCACCCGGAAGCAATATCAGAGATCCCGCAACTAACTGCCAGGCTTCGTCAACTACGTGTGCCTCGATGCCTTCAACCAAGGTGACAAACGCCGCACCTTGGCCCTGCTCATATGGACTCTGTTTTATTTCTGTCATCATTTTCGCATCTCCCAAATCCCAGCGCTGGAATATAGAGCCTGTCGCAGTATCGATCAGCCGAGGTGATTTAGAACGCATAACCATCGTCCTCCTCGCCAATTCGGATCTCAGGTATATTTTCGCCTCCATCTGCGTCTACGTCAAGGAAGTGTGCTCGCGCCTCCGCTGCAAGTTGCGAAAATGCGTCTACCATGTCATCGTGTTTCCCAAACGGGAACTCGGTCAATTCGTCCACAAGCGAACCTCTGCCGCCAGAAAACAATTCCCCGTTTGGATTGAGGTGTTCTGAAAATATCACCTTGCCCTTCTCCAACAATGGTGTCGCTCCCATAAGGCGTTGGTACTTCGACATCCTCGGTTTTGTCACCTTCACCATCGGTACGAGTAGCGGATACTCATTGGCCACCCATTCGTCCACCGTAGACAGTCCGGCTTTTTCGATCAGTATCTGCCACGGTTCGTAGGTGTTTGCCTCTTGGAATATCGCTTCGGCTGTAGCCTTTACGGTCATGCGTTTATGCCAGGCGTCTACGATGTACAGATTCCCCAGCTCCCTGTCTATCGCTCCGATGCAAACCCCTGTGTAATCCTGGTCCTTATTTCCGGTCGGAGTGCCAGCCGGATCGTAACTGGTAATGAATACCGCTCGGTCGCTTTCGACAATCTTGTTGAAACGTTCATCGTTACGCAGATTGGCGAAGCGGAACCAACCCGGTTGTATCGCCGCCGACTCAGTATCTATGGCCTGGTTGCGGAAGGCACGGTTAAACTCGATGGATCCAATATCTTCGTACCGTGTGCGCAGAGATGCTTCGCTCCACTTCCCCGGCCAGATAGATCCAAAGGAGTCGTCTATGTCGTACCGGAAAACCTTGTAGGCGCGATTCTCCATCAACTCATGCGACAAATCAGATGGCGACCAGAGTGTGCAGATGTACCAAACTCGCGACTCCGGCTCCAACAGGTTCGTCCAGTCGGACTTCCACGCTTGCTTGATCTGTTCGCGCAGAGCCGGAAAGGACAGCGCGTTGCGCCGATCCACTACGTCGTCGGCCACAAGCAGGTCGGCGCGTCCGCCTGTTACCGTTGAGGTAATACCAAGCGCTTCCACCGATGAGTCCCTGTGCCTGGCCGTCCGCCTGAGCACGAGATGATGAGCATTCCACGGGGAATCCGGCTCCGGTTCCAAATGAGGAAACACCTCACGCACTCGGTCGTTGCCGCTGATGTGCTGGTCGATTTCGAACAAGCGTTCTTTGGCTTTGCCGTCGCTGGCGCAAACTATCTTCGTCCGCAGGTTCGGGTTCCGTCCCAGTTCCCAAATCACCCTGCCGACTACGTTGCTAGTCTTGGCGTGGTCGCGAGGCGCTATCACCATCACCCTCTGGTGCTTGTCCCATGCCTCGTGCCATTCGTCGTGGAACCATTGCTGTTTGTACGGCATACCGGTCGATTCATCGACGAAGCAGTACTCCATGAAAGCAGACGCGGATTCTCTGGCCCGAACCAACTGTCTTGAGCGCATTGCCTCGGCTCGTTTGATGAGTTGCTTTCTGGAATATGTCTCCACGTAGGCGTCCCGATTGACACGCGGCAAATGGATGATCGGTTCCCGGAATCGCGCATCAAGCGCTCCCGCCTTGCTCCGGCCCAACGATTCCATTTGTATCGCTTCCGCCAACATTATTCCCTGCTCGCGTCGTATTCGTAAATCAGATCACCGTTTTCGTCTTTGTCTACCGGCTTCATGATGCCCTCGAACATAACATAAGGCGACTTGGCCGATTTGGGGTTGTTCCAGTGCCAGCGCAGGAAATCCATCATTGTGTGAAACAGAAATTTCGCTCTGGCTCCGCTGGTTCCTTGGTTGTAGTTCTCCGCACTGCCCCATCTAAACTTGTCGAACCCGGATTTGACCATCTCCGGGCCGATCTCGCCCCATGTCACCCGGCCATTCTTTTTGCAAAGGACGAGCGCTTCGCAGTACTGTCCCCGGCTGTAGTTCCAATCTTCGCTCAAACCGCAGCAGGAACCGTTGTCGCAGCGTTCCTTGAAGTGCGCATCGCTCACGTAGAATCTCATGTTGCTGCGCCTGGCTGCGTCCTCCATTTCATCCACGAACTTGCGCTTGATATTCCGGTTGAGCCGGAGGTATCCCGATCCTACGCTGTATCGCCTATACATCTCCAAGTAATCGAAGCCCACCAGATCCGAAAGCATAGGGAGCGACTTCGCCCATCACTTCACCCCCAAATCCGGGATACCGACAGGCTCGAACAAGATCGATGTTTCGCCAATGTAGGCCACCCTGAACGTATAATTTTTGATGACTACGCACTCGCCGATCTGAAATTGTGTCCAGTGCTCTGGCACGGGCTCGCCGTTCGGGCGCAGCAACGATTGCTTCATCACCACGCGCTTCAACAGGCCGACGCTGGCCAGAGAGAGGTCTCCGGCCACCACATGCTGTAATCCTCCTGGGCCTTCGTTCTGGTCTGTATATGGTTTGAGTAGCTCGAATTTGTTGGTTTCTGGATTCATTTCATTCTCCTAGATGGTTGGTTAGGCTTGCTGTTGAAGTATGGCTCTCGGTAATGCTTTTTGATTGCTCGGCATTTACCGCCTTGTGGGCGATCATGTTACTTCTCTCGCTGTTAAATCCGTGGTCAGGGGCGAGTACCTTCTGTTCTGTCGGTTCCTCTTCCTTGGCTTTAAGGTCGGCGAGAGAGAAGACTACCTGGTTGGTCTGCCCTTCCAAACCGAGCAGATCGAACCATCGCTGTTTCTCTTCCGGAGTGCCGTATACCAGGATGAGCCTGCCCATGCTGGTGTCTAAGCCTTCCACTTCGGGCGGAGGCAGATCGTCCGGCAGGTTGGACTCGTCCGGGACCCAAGTCATAAGCTTCTCGAGCGATTCGTTGTCGAACCCTGTCAGGTCCATGTCGAAGTCGCCAACGTCTATCTCCGACACCAAGTCCTTCAGCACAGTCTCATCGATGTAGGCTAGTTCGGCGATCCTGTTGTCGGCGATGAGATCGGCCCATTCCTCGGCGTCGCTCGCATAGTCTTGGAAATCTACCGGTACCTCGGTAGAATGCAGCAACTTGGCCGCTTCGTACCTGCCTCCTCCACGCACAACAAACCCGGACCTGCGGGAGATAGTGATGGGCGCTCGCCACCCCTGGTTCTTTATGATCTTCGCCAGCAATTCAATCTGTCGCTCCGGGTGTCTGTTGGGATTGCGCGGATTGGGGATTATCTTGGTGATGTCCACCACCTCGTCAAAGGCGCAATACACCTTGATTCCGCTGGCCTTCGGTACGGCCTTTGATTTCTTCGTCTTGTCGCTGTCCGCCATTGCCTACCTCGCGTGTTCCGGCACCTTGCCGGTAGTCATGTATTCCGTTATTTCGTCGTCCGTCCAATTCTTGTATCTGTCCTCGCCACGATGTTCCAATGTTGCGTCTGGCGCACCGAGGAAACGTTCCATCAGCCTCACCCCTCGCTCATAACTCATGAGCGCTGCCGAAAGCGTGGCTCCTGTCTCTATGGCCGATCCTCCGCTGTCCCTGAATCGCTTCAGCCGTTGTGTCGTCTCCGCTCGTATCAGTTTCAACTCTGCCAATGCTGTGTTGATTATCTCAGACAACTCCTTCGCCTGCTCCTCGTGGAACTTGAGCAAGGTCATCTGCTTTTGCTCTTGCGCCTCTACCTGCACATCCAACCAAAGTTGCTTGATCGCTACCAGCCCAGCCTCTGGCTTACCCGGACCTTCGATGTAGTACTTGGCTGTTTTAAAAGTAACATGCGCCGCCTCTGCTGCCGCATTTATGTTCTGCTTCTTGTAGTACGCATCCTGCAAAGCGTTGTATTTATCGATGGATATGAAAGGCGACTTGCGAAGGGGTGGCTTCCGCACCTTTTTGACACCCTTTTTGGTTGACGACGGTATGAGCGATCCGTCGTTGGGCTTTTTATCTATCGTGTCGCCGTTTGTCATAGCAACCCTTGCTCTCTCATGCGACGCAGCGTCCCGATAAACGGCCTTTTCTCCTTGGCGATCTTGTCAAGGGTTGCGGTCATGATGTACTGGGTGACGGAAGTATCGTTGCGCTCCGCCGCCGAGCGAATCTCTTCCAGCTCCGTTGGTGTGACCCGAAGATTAATCTGCTCGGTGCGTACCTTGGGGCGTATAGACATCACCCATATTGGTAACACCACAGATTATGGCGTGTCAAGTATATACAAAAAGAGACTTGTCGAAGAGCGGAGTTAGTCTGGCAATTGCTCTCTGATTCCTTCAAGTATCGAGCGCGTGTCGAGAAGCGTCACAAAGTCCTTGCATTGAGGTTTGCCTTTGATAGCTCTGTCCACCGCTTCTATATTCAGGTCCATGTCCCGTTTTGTCACCACCCTATATCTGGACATCTCACCGTCCCCGGCACACAATTCAATGATTACTTTCATTTCCCGCCTCTCTCTCGCGCTCCGCTTGGGCGCGGTGCTGCATATAATCTGCAATGGCCAATTTAGCACTTTTCACCCTGTTTGCTTCGTCATCACAACTCCCCGAAATGCATATCCAAGCAACAGTGGCATTCCATAACTCGTCCAGTAAAATAAGCAGGTCTTGGGGAATAATTTTCTCTATGCCTTTCAGAAGTCTAGGGTCATCATACTTTTTCTCGATAGACATCTGCTCTTTTAATTTTGTATTCTCCGCCTTCACCGCTTCGAGTTCAGCACAAATTTCTGTAATCCCACCCGAACGCAACCGCGCCACTTCGTTGACGAAAACCAGTTTGTCCCTCAGCGTTTCAACATCATCGTCTTCTTCCCACATCGCCGGGACAGCAGCATCTCGGACCACCTCTCCTTGTAACCCAATCTCTATTCTCTCTCTGGATTGCTTTTCAATCTCCGCTGCCTCGGATCGGGTTACTTTTACAGGTTCGCCGTTCGTCTTCCTTTCCCAGCCGATGCGCTTCGAAATGGCCGCATGGTCCACACTGTCCCGAAGCTCGTTCATGCGCTGTTCCCAATACTCGCTGGTTGGACCCCGAAACCAGTAAGCATCTACCGCGAATCTCCATCTGAAAAGCAATTCTTCATAGGTCAGAGAATCGATGTGCTGTTTGTTTTTCTCAGTCAGTTCCATGAATTACTCTTCCTTTCTCCTTGGCGGAGGAGGCCATGTGATACCCTGCCACACTGCATCGAAACATCTGTCGCAGTAGAACGGTCCCCTCATACCGGTGCGCCAATTAAAATTCTTCCAGCGGTGACCGAACAAGCGACATGCTATTTTAATCCACATTTGCTTTCTCCTAAAACAGCGACATCTGCCGCCTCGGCTCCTCTTTCTGATACCGCCTGAGCATCGCTCTGCATTCCTCAAGCTCGGCTTCGCATTTGGCCAGCCGCTCGAGCGTCTTGTCGTATCTCTGCTTCAGAGATTCCAGCGGTCCCTGAACTTTCTGCTCTGGCTCCTCGGCTCTTACCCAGACTGTTGCCTGCCGCCTGGTCCGCGTCAGACGACAAAAGCCTCCGTCCTTTAGGAGTCCCTTCAACACCAGTTCTCGCCTGCGGGGAACCTCCGTGCTCACGGCCATGCCCAGCGCCTTCTGGATCTCCCAATCGGTAGCTCCTTGGCTCCCTCGCCGCACAACGAAGGCATACACCCGGAGCCGCAAGGTAAGAGCTTCCTCGGTCATTGTCTCCGCTGCCGCCTCCGAGGTAGCGCTTGTCACCTGATGGGGCGGTGTGCCTCCGTAAAGATCGTATTCGCCGTCCATAGCGCCTCCCTATTCACCCTTCAGCAAGTTGTTAGCGGCAAAAAGTTGCGCCTTGACCATAAGATCGATTTCCACCGCCGTCTTCATGACCAGGGTTTTTTGCCGGAACTCTAACTCTTTTATCACCATGTAAAAGCTGAAGCTTGCTGCCGGTTCTATCTTCAGACTACCCAACCTCTCAAACAGGTTGTCCCGTTGCTTCCCGAGATCGGCCAGCATGTCCTCGTATGCTTGAGCCGCCATCTGAGTATGCAGCGTGAATTTATCGGGCATCGGTCACCTTCTTTGTAGCGCCGACACTGTATTTTTCGAACATTTCGTAGCGCTTGTTCACCTTCGCCCAACACTCGTCACAAAGGTTGGGATGGTCGTCCATTGCGCCATGATCGAAACCGTGCCACCGCTCGCAGTCTTCGCACTGCCAAATCTCTCTCTTGTGAAAGTCCTCGATGGCGATCCTTATCAACTTCATTTTGTATTTCATCGCTTTGCCCTTTCCTCGCCCATGTAATTCGATGCCAGCCCTGTTACTGTGGACGTTGTTCTATCTCCGCCTCGCTCGGGTTGGGTCGACGGCACCTCGTGGCGCACCATGCGTCCTGGCATCGGTGTGGCGAGAGGGATTCGAACCCCCATTGCCGTGGTTACGTTGTACCCATTATCGGCACCCTCTAACGTAGGGCTGTGTGACCATTCCACCATCGCCACGTTTCCGGCAGGGAAGGCTCGAACTCCCATGGTCGGGCTGGCACCTTTCCCGACCGGAGCATCACAATTCGAAGGAGGGATCATCTTTGTGCCGCTCCGCGTCTCCCATTTTCGCCACTGCCGGTCATTTCAGTGTGTTCCTCCATCTTTGTCGATAGAATCTTTTTTTGCCCTCTTCTCTCGCCGCGTGCACAATTCCAGCAACGATTTATAGATGAACCTGTCTTCCTTGCACTGATCGATCCATCGACCCAGATACTCTAGATCGTGCATACTTTTATCATGCCGAGGGTCTTCCGGACCTGCGTCTCCAAATACCTGCGCCGAGGTATCAGACTCCTGCACTGCTCCGGAAGACTCTTCCTTTACCGGCTGAGCCTCATCGAGATTCTTTTGTAATTGAACACAGTCATCTACGTTCTGCATTTTATCGAAAGCCTGCTGTTTATAGAAATTTCTGACTGCCCAAATTATTGAAAAGCAAATCGCACATTCAATGGCGATGCGCAGCGGAGTACAGTTCATCTTATTTGCCGCCTTTCTCTTCGCGCTCCGCTCGCTCGATCTTCAGGATCTCCGCGATACCCATTCCGAACTTTCTCTCCAGCGCGATCTGCACTGCTACTTCCGCTTGAAACGCTGAGTGAACTGCTCGAAACAATTCGTCGTGTGCCCGGAGCAGGGTCATCGTCGCCGCGAGCAATTCATCGCTTCGTAGCGCCACTTTGAATCCAGCACGCTTCAAATCTATTTCTGGATCATGAGGCATCTTATCCCTCCTTC